GCCTTGATAGAACCAATTACGTCGCTGGCGAGCTTGGATAAATCACTGTCTGAGATGAAATCAACCAAATTGGCGTTAAAGTCGGTAGCTATCTGCTCTTCTACGGCATCGATCTCATCATCAATTAAAATTTCTTCTTCACGAACCAGTATCTCCGCAGCGTTTCGGATCTCATCATTACGAGTCATCTCTGGCTCGATCTCCATCGCGCTACCCATCGGCATCACGTCAGGATCGTTTTCTGTGCCCAAGCCTTGTTTTTCAATCGCCATTAGTAATATACCTGTCTGTCACGCCTTAAAAACTCAGCCTCTTCAGGGTAATCGTCTTGCAGGCTTAGGAAACCGCCTTGACGGAACCGCATCAGTGCCATCGTTGCCGAGTCGCAGTAATCGTCGTTATCGCCAAACGGAAAGCTTGCCATTTCCTCAACAACCTCTTCAGCAAAGCTTTCGTCTGGTGCCCAGACCATGCCCGACTCGAAGATCGGCGCAACGCTGTTCATTCGCGCAATCTTATCTTGGCCTCTTGACGGTGTATAGGCCGTCACTGGGATGCCCATGCGACGGAGTTCTTGAGTCAGCGGCGTACCACTGGCTTTCGCCTCGATCAGAATGCAGTCAGGCTCCCAGTATTTGAATTCTTCGTAAGCAAGCCTTTTAAGCTCTGGGAAGTCCAATCTGACACGCTTTGCGTCGAGCAGAATGATTGCTTGAACGTCCTCGTCTGGCGATTGGAATATGGCCCAAGTAGTGATGGCAGAATAGTCGGCGGTTTCTTTCTTGCTAAAAGCAGTGTCGTAACTTTGAATGACGTACTCGTAAGCTGGAACCCAGTCATTTTCCCACTTACGCCACCATTCACGCTTTACGATAGAGCCTGCCTCTGCCGTGGGGTTTTGCATCCACTGAGCGTTCCATTTGCTGATTGGTAGGGACGCTTTTACCGACAAAAGCTCTTCTTTCTTCCAAAACTCTGGCCACAGAGGAGTATCTGACTCGGGCATGATGGCTGGGAATTCGACAACCTCCCACTGGTCTGCGTGATCATCGCCCTGCTTCTTGAGAACCTTGCCTACGAGGTCTTTCGTTGACCATCGAGTCATTACGATGATGATCGTTCCTCCCGGCTGTAAACGCTGCCGTGGCCCTGACGTGTACCACTCGTAAGCCGACTCCATAGCTGTGGGCGATAGCGCGTCTTGTTCTGAATGCGGATCGTCAATAATCAATAGATCAGCGCCGCGACCCGTGATAGCGCCGCCAACACCTGCGTAAAACGATTCGCCCTCTTGGTTGGTTGTCCATCGGCCAGCAGACTTGTTGTCAGCCTGTAATTGCAGGTCAGGAAACACCTGAGAATAATCATCCGAGTCGATGATATTTCGCACCTTTCTGCCGAATCTGACCGCAAGCTCAGCCGTGTGTGTAGTCTGGATAATCTTGAGGTCACCCTTGCGTCCCATCATCCAAGCAGGAAAGTAGGTGCTGGCAAACTCAGACTTAGAGTGTCGAGGGGGCAGGCAGACAATCAGGCGCTTGAGCTTTCCCTGTGCAATCTTGTTGAACTTGTCGCCAATGATTTTATGATGACGCCCTAAGATGCACTCAGGCCACATATGCTTGACGAACTCAATGAAATCGCCCTGACACTTGTCCTGCTTTTCCATCTGGTCATAGCGTGACAAAAGCGCCAAGGCTTCGTTTTGATCCTGCTCGCTCAGGATCTCAAAGTCTTTGAGCGAGAGTTCAGACATTTTCCCAAGCTTCTCCCTGAAACAACAAAGCCTCTGCTTCACGCCTTCTTACTAAGCCATCCAACACCTTGCCGCCAGCTTTGTTCCAACGTCGGATCTGATGCGGAACATCGGCAAAATCGTTTTCGTTCAGCCGCTTGAGCAACGTGGAATCTTTGAGGTTGGTAGGGCCAAGGTTGTACGTCCAAGCCACCAAAGCATCGAATTGGTTTTGCGTGAGTTCCGCATTGACTATCTCGTTAACGTAACCCTCAAACTCTTGCAGATCATCGACCAACATATTGTCAGCTTCTTGCTGAGTGCAAGAATCGCCTTCGTTGACGCCTCTTGTGTGGCCGTAACCAATTGTCCAGACGTTAGCCGAGCATTGATATGCCTCTAGCTCGCAACCCTCAAATTTCTTTATCAGGGATATCCCTTCCTCGCTCGTCACTCTCATCTTTGAGTTCCTCGTCCAAGTTTCTATAATATTGTACAATATTGAGCACTTGGCGGATATAGCGTTTAACCTCTGCCATGTTCGCTGAAAGGTTCTCGTATCCTTTCGTGGAGAGTCCGTAGTAGGCATTTGTCGGCGCATTTCCATCAGCCAAGTCTTGAAGATACTCCTGCATGGTCTCAGGCGTTAGCACTTTCCACTCCACAGGCAGTGTCGATATGGCATTCGGTAACGCTGGGTGATACACGGCAGCAGGTTGTGTGATGGTAACCACCTCGACCTTTTTTGTTTCAGGGATGTATGGCTCTCGACCTATTAGGCCGCAACCACTAAGAAGCAGGATCGGTAATATCTTCCAGATCATTCAAGACCCCCTTCGTACCACGGTTGATGATCTTTTCGATCAGGCCCGGCTTGCGTAGCGAAAGCACATTGATATCGTGCTTTGCGAACTTTTTTCTAATCGACTCCACCTCTTTTTGCGATTGCGCGTTAGCAGCCTGAAGCTCATTGACTCGATTAAGTATGCGCTTTTGGCGCTCTTCCGCTTCCATTAGCTGTTTGTTCAAGCTGGTTATACTGCTCTCCAAGACGATCTGGTTGTCTGCCGCTTGGCGCAAATCCAAAGCCATGACTTCCTTTTCAGCTTCTGTTTTATCTGCGTACATCTTGAACGCTCCAAGTGTCGCCACTAAAGAGATGCCCAGAATCCCTGCAATCTGCCACATTACGGTTTCCTATTCGACCACGCTTGTGCGCCAAAGAAGGCTGCAAGTATACCCGCAACGGATACGAAGTAGACTGCGGCCATATCACCTAATATTGTCGCGGCTTGAGAAAGACCAAAAAGCTCTGATGCAACCACCAGTGATGGGTACAACAGCATTCCCCACAGAGCGAACCAACTCATAGCCCGTTGGGCATCGGCACGTTCATGTTGCAGGCGTAGCTCTTGTAATTCCTTGCTGGTGTTTAACTCTTCGTCGGTAACAACACCGTCCCCATCCGCATCGTATTCGGCGTACTCGCTGCCCTCTTGTAAACGCTTTGCTGCCATCTTATTCCTAATTACGCTGTTAACCACGTCAGAAGAACGGCAAGCGTAAGCGGCAAAAGGAATAGCAGTACCGCGATCACGGTCAGCACCTCTCTAACGTCCTTCCAAAACTTCTTTTTGGCAGCGGCCTTTCTTGCTAGTTCCTGTTGTTTGGCTTTTCGAGCCTCAGCCATTGCACTCATCGCTTCTTGGTACAGATCGCCGTTCCCCGAGACGGTGAACATGTCCTTGATTTCACGCATGGTCTCTTGGATCTGTTTCTTTGCCAAAGCAGCTTTCACGGCATCAGCCTCTGACAACTTACCCTCATTCTGGGCACGTTGAAGCTCAACTTCGGCACCACCGAGAGTCGATAAAAAACTGGAAATGCTGGAGATGTCGTTGGTGGTCTCAGCGACCTGTTTTATCGCACTGGTAGCAGCGTTTACGCCAGCCACGATAGCCGCGATTTCACCAAGCATGGTTAGGCCATAAACTGCGGTAAAGCTACTGCAACAACCACCGTGACATATACGCCCCAAATCATTAGCTCAAGGCGATCAAACCGCTTACTCCCATCTTGGAGGCGCTGCTCGATGCCTTGGTAGCGTATAGCGCACTCTTTCTCGTGCGCTTCAATCTTTGCTATAGCTTTTTCAGTGGGTGTCACTTGTCTTTAGCCTTACCTATGTTAATGGCGAGCAAATCAACGAAGCGGTACAGCTTTGCGATCCACTCATCATCTTTGGGTGTCGGGGTGCTCGCAGCAATCAGCGATGCAATGGTCACAATCGTCGTGACCGTCGTGACTATGGTAAGTAAATCCATGATTACTTAACTCCTTTCTTCTTAGACTGAGGTATCTACCCTTCGTGTTGGAGCAAGGTCTGTAGCCTCAATCTTGTTACCTTTCTGGGTGTACAAGACAGGCATTACTGTCTCCACCATCTCTTTCACGGGTTCGCCTTCTGCGCCTGTACGCAGACGCTCTTGTTTTTCAACAGCAATCTGCTTCCAACTAACTTGAGCAGATCCGCTTACCGAACCCACGTCCATAGTCTACTGCACCACTTCCGCTTCTGGCTCTTGGTCTTCAGCAGGCTTAACTGCATTGACGATAGCTTCGCCGTAAGCATTCAACACAACCTGACGCTCGTTGATCTGCATTTGCAGACGTGCGATTTCTTGGCGAATCTCAGCGACACGGGCAACGTGCATCTGGGTTTCAACAGTCAACTCAGACACGTTATGTTCTTCGTCGTTAATGACGATTGTTTGCTCTTCGCTCATTACCAAGGCACTCCATCAGCGGTTGTTGGCGTGATCTGCCCGTCGATGTTTGCTTGCAAAGACGCTTGAACCGCATCTTTATCAACGCCACCAGCCCAGCACCAACCAAGCACATCTGCCTCAGTCAAATCCGCATACGGAATGTAATCGGAAGACGAAGGATCTGGGGTAAAGCCTTCTGTGCTGTAGTTTGTCGCGGTGTAGGTCACGGCATCATCACCAGATCCTACCGTTTGCGAGGCGTTGCATCGCCAGTGCGCGACAATGACAGCGCCATTCATGTCTTCGGGCAAAAGGTCTCGTTCAAGGGTTGAGATGACCCATTCGAAAGTAGCCGACATTAGTTATTCTCCTTGAGAGGTTCTACAATTACTTTACCGTTTTCATCTGTCCACTTCGCCGCTATCATGTGCGGATCTTTACGCTCACCAACGACCATCCACGAAACTGTGTCAGTGCATGTATTTTCTTGTGCTGTAATGGTCAACGTATTTCCAGACACAGAACCTTTAACAGCAGTCCAACCTGATTCGTTAGAAGTGAAGCATTGTGTGTTTGTGTTTAACGCAACATAAGTCCCCTCTGTCATTCCCGCCGCTGTGTCGATATTTACAGTTGCTGAACCATCCACAAGGTCTACAGCACCTCGGTAAATGTTATCTGCTTGTGGGCCTTCTATAAATGAATGGACAAGGTCGTGTGTTGCAGTTTTTTCAGGTAATGGGTGATCAATGCGGAAAGAGCCAGAGTTTTTTGATATGGCACCATAGACGTGAAAATCACCATCTGCGTCTACTCGGGTCAAAAATGTCGATGACCCACCAGAACGATACTGCCAGTAAAGAGAGTCGGTGCTGGCGCTAAAGACTGCTAACTTGCCAAAGCCCACGTCGGAAGGGCCGGTTATGCTCAGGGGATAAAAGTCACCGCCCGAGCCTTGTAGATTCACCGCACTATCTAAGGCATGAGATCCCACTTCACTAGTTACAACTCTCAGCCCTTTGTCGTGGGTATAGCTGCCCGAACTTGTGTTTATTAACACGCGACCGCCTGAGTCAATACGCATACGCTCATCGGCATTTGTGTGGAAAGTCAGAGTTTGAAAAGTTGTTTCAGAGCCATTTGACCCAATTTTTAGTTGTGTTCCAGTAGTCGTATTACTGCCTAATGCTATGCTTCCGTTGAAGAAAACGCCATAGTCGTTATCTGATCCACCGCTTACGACGTTTACGCCATGGTTGCCAGCTACACTACCTGTTCCAACATTGATACGACTTGCTCCAGAGGCGGCTTGTACGTCTAACGCTACAGCTGGGCTGGATGTACCAATTCCAACCTTGCCTGACGAGTCGATGTCCATAAAGGAAGCGCCAGTGTTACCATTTCGGAAACTTAATGTAGTAGCAGCGTTTACATTCGATTTTCCTATTGAGTAATCAGTGCCCGGACTTGAGTTAAATAAAATACCGCCAAAAGTAGTGTTGCTTGAGGTTGCATCTGAGTTTCTAAATGTACCCAGCGCACCTGATGTTGCTACAGGCGACCCTAATAGTTGAAGCAAAGAAGCAGGGCTGGTTGTACCAATACCAAAATTCCCACCATTGAAATAGCTGTCTCCATTGCCTCGTATTTCGATTTTTTGAGTGCCTGATGAGTAAACATTCACATAGCCTTCGTCTGCATCTCTTGTGATCGCAACGGCGGTATTTCCGTTGTCACTTTCATTAACGAAAATACGTCCGCCTTTGATGGTTAGGTCGCCTAAATTATCAACACGCATGCGTTCTGTGCCAGTAGTATTAAAGGCCATGTAGTTATCGTCATGCTTGTAGGTAATCTGACCTGTATAAGCAGATGCGCCTGTGCCGTCTCCAAATAAAATATAACCATAACCTGTGGTTGAGGTTTGGATTCCAATACCGTTTTGGCTATCTGCTGTGTCACCTACAATCAAGTCAACACCTGCGTAGCCAACAGTTGAAGTTCCTACTAATAAATGACCACTAGAGTCGATACGCATGCGCTCGCCAGCGTCAGTACGGAATTCCATGTAGTTTGAGGTGTGGTTATACCGAATCATCCCCCTGAATCTATCTGAGCCACTTGTGCCATCAGCGAAGAAGATACCTCCTTCTGATGTCGTGCCAGACGCTAACGTGATCCCTGCGTGGCCACTGTCAGCTACGACAAGGTTAGAACCTTCAGCGAGGTAACTGTTTGGGCTGTTAGTACCAATACCAACATCTCCTCCGTATGGATTTAACGACAAAGGCGCAGTTGTTCCGCCGGACGTTGTGGATTGAATCCCAATCGCATCGTTTGAACTGTTAGCGTATCCAACGTAAGCGCCGTACTCGTTGCCGTGGTTTACAACAAGTTTCGCAGAGGCATTGCTAATAAATGCTGCCGTGTCTGCTGGTGTCGAAGTGCTGCCGGCCTTCAGCTTGGATGCGCCATCAACAGTCAAACCGTCACTGACAACACTGCCCGTAACGTCGATTCCTGTGGAGGTTGTTTCTAGTTTTTTTGCGCTGTCATAGTAAATTTCCGACTGACCGTTCTGAATGAAACGGGCCATATATTCAGCACCAGACGCAAGTAAATCAATAGTTGTGCCGTTGGTCGAAATAAGTAATTGGCCAGTGCCTTGTTCCGTGATGTAGCTGTTTGACCCATCGTGATAGATTTGCAGGTCAGAGCCAGCACCAAAGATGGCTTTAGACGAATCAGCAAAAGTGACATCGTCGCCAGTGCCTACAGCAATGTCTGTGCCGCCAGTAGCGTTGCCAGCAGTCAAAACTTCCGCCAGCGTATCCGTCACACCGGGATCAACCCCAGCCATAGCGTCAACTACCGCAGCGCCAGAGCCTGCGCCGTCTAAATAAACAATCGCAGTTTTGCCCGTCGCAATCGTTACATTCGCGCCAGAGCCTTGGCTGATCGCAATAGACTGAGAGCCACTGGTCGCATTCTCGATGAACATAACGCGAGAAACAGTGTTG